AGAGCATTTGAGCAATAACTAAAAATCAAAATGAACGACCAGACGATTATTACACTAGTGAATTTCAATAATGAGATATTAGAGAAAATAAAAATCTGCAGAGATAGGCTTAACACATATTTTGAGAGCATTAAAGAACCCTCAAAAGCACTTGATGATTTGGTTGGTGAAGCATTGAAGAGATACAAGCGCATGACTGACTTGATTGAAAAGATTTGCGAAGAAACAGAAGGGTTATTTGAAGGAACAATCTACAACCATGTTAAAGTTGAAGAATACTTCAATGAATTGATAATGAACTACATTGAATCTGAGTTATCCAGGCATGATTTGTTTGGTAAAATTGTGAGAAACCATCTTCATTTCACTCCTAGGGACAGGGACAGCTGTGAGATGCAGGATCTACTCCTTGAGTACCTTGAACAACTCACAGGGAAAACAAGCATAAATAATGGCTTCAGCAGTAGAAATGAATTTGATCGAATGGTTTCAGAACTTAAATTCAAATCTGCAACTCCAGACAATTATTGTATTGCTAAGGACACAAAGGATGGCAGTCTCCAACTTTTTATATATGATTGGAAAGTTTCTGTGGACACTCAAACAGAAATAAAAACAATGAACAATTATTACGATAATGTGTACAACACTTTCAAAGAAGCAACCATTGATGGTCAAAATTTTCTGAAAACTTGTCCTATATATGTTTGCATAGTGGTTTTGAAACCTTTGGGTGTAATGCCAATTGTGCCTACCATAATGAGAGTTGATGGGCCTTTTGACAAAAATGTTGGCAAATACTTTTATTCAAGAAAGAAAGTTGCAGAGCAGAGCAACATATGTACCATGAGGCAAATATCCCAATGCAAAACAGGAGACGGGAAAAGCCTGAGGGAATTTTTTAACAGCACTCAGGCGCTGAAAGATGTTTTCTTCCACAAATTTTCTCAAGAAATTAGTTCTAGAGACACACATTTTAGTCATTGGACTAAGGAATACCAAAACAAAACTTACTCACAGAATGCATTTTCAAAGGATATTAAAACTATGATTGAGTCTATGTGCAATGAGGAATTCAATATAAAAGAGATTGCTGACATGGTGGGAGGATCTTACACATATTTTCTTTCTACAATGAATGAGATACATGCTAAAGATAAGTATTCTGGTTATGTGGATTTCTGCAAACTCTTGGGTGTAGCACCTAGAAGTTCTCAGGAATCTCTGATGACATCTCTACAAATGAAAGAAGAAAAGTGGGAATCAACTTTTGAAACTCATTTGGAGAAAGTAAAAAAACGAGTGAAAGATTCATTACAGAATGAACCAGTTATAGAGAGCATAGACCATTCCTTCGAAATCAATGCAAGAGATTACGAAGAAAAGTATCCTGGTTGTTTTACATCTGATCTTTCTCAAACAAAAACCAATTTCTCCATACCATGGTGCCCATCAAGTGAGATGGAATTTAAAGAAGGTGATTTCAACAATGAGATTATCTCCAGCTTCAGAAAAGACTTGCAGCATAGAGGTAAATTTGTTCATCACAAACCTTACATCTCAGGAAATTTTGATATGAACATGAATGAATCTATAAAAGAATTAGTTTTGTCTTGTCTATTGGAGTTATCTTTTGATACCAGCAAACTTGAATCTGAATCCTTTGAAGATGTCATTGATTTGAATACAGGAGCTATCAAAGTAGATCGAACTAGCTCTTCTAAACAGTGGATTGAAAGAGAAGGTAAACTGACAAGAAACAAAAATGAGTTTTCTTCTAGTAACTCTTCAGTTGAGGTTAAGAACAAGTTCACAAAGGGTTTGAAGTTCATGGGTGTTAATTACAGCAAAGCTAAAAAAGTAAGCAAAGCCAATGAAATAAAAGAGAAAGTTAAAGAAGGTGAGTATGATGTTTCACGACAGATATACAAGATCGACAACCTCGGTAGATACACCCATAATAAAAAATTAATAAAATTCAATGACCAAGAAGCTATTTCATGGACAGAATCTATTAGTAAATCAATGTATGCCATGATGTGTTCAGATTTTAGAAACCCAACAAAGACTAAAATGGTCTTTGATCATTATTGCCAGCAACCTGAAGAGTTATACTTATATCCAGATTTGGTAAAGACAGAGATGGATACTTCAAAAAAGTTAAACATTTTAGCTGATAAAATAGGGATTTATTCTTATTGCGATGACATGATGCAAATTGCTAAAGGTCTTAAAATTGCAGACAGGTTTATGGGCTCTTCAGACTTTAAAATTCAAACCACATCAAACACAAACATTATTTGCTTAGCTTTTAAAGGTGATGGGATGAATACTGGAACTGCAGGAGTGCCATATATAATCTTGTGCAGAACTGATGAATTGCTTCACAAACATTTTGTGCAATGTTACACTAAAGAAACTATGGGTTACTTCAGAGTACCTAGCGGGTATATTTACATAATGAAACCTCAGAGGCTGAATCAGGTTAGATTGCTTAGCTTGTTCAAGTCTCCAAGCAAAGTGCCGATCCTATTCAATCAGTACTGTTTGAAATCAAGAGAAATAAGAGATTGGTTGATAAACACAGATGAATATGAAATCAATCTATTCACTTGCCCAGGATTGATCAAATCTTCCTTAAAAAATGTCATGTTTTCATCAGTTATTATAGGTACAGTGACAAAGCTAAGTCGAATGGGCATATTCGATTTTATGAGATATGCCGGATTCCTCCCTTTGTCTGATTATTCTAAAATCAAAAAGTACATCTCAGAGAAGTTTGATCCTGATATAACCAATGTTGTAGACATGTTCTTTGTTGATGGGATCAGGGATCTGCTGGTAAGAATGGAAGATTTAAATTTAAGCAAAAAAGCTGTACCCATAACAATTGATCAAGAAAATGACATGTCAGGGGGCATTGGTGAATTAAACATAAAGTGCCCTGTTACAAAAACTACTTTGAGAACTTTGGAGGATTTATACAACAATGTTTATCTTGCCATCTACATGATGCCTAAATCTCTACATACACATGTCCACAATCTGACTAGCTTGTTAAATGTTTCTGCTGAATATGAATTAAAATTCCGAGAAAAGCAAGGCTTTAACGTGGACGATGAAGTTGTTCCAGATAAAAAAATGTTCAATGACTCTGGCAAATTTTCGATAGATGGAATGCTGAACATAGCTTCCTTGTTTGGCTATTATAGAGAGAACATAAAGAATGTTGCTATGATGAGAAGTTCCATAGAAGCTAAAGAAGGGTTTTTAGGTTTACCATATAAGATAAGTACACTCAAATCATCCAAAAAATGCTCAAAAGCTACCATTTTAACGAACTCAGAAGTCGTTGAAACATTAAAGGACGTATCTGTAGGAGATTTGGATAGTCTTGAAGGCATGAAACTCTATCTGATGAAAGGACTAGTTAGATCATACAAAGAGGATTCTGCCAGCTGTACAACTTATTTAAAAAGGATCCTAGATGAACCTTCACGAGTCATTGACCTAGTTCATAGATGCACAGCTGGAGACTTGTTCCCGAAGTACAAAACCAGCTTTCAAAAATTCTATCAAACAAGTCACCCAGCTACAGTAGAAGTGTATTTGAAATCAAAATTCTCAGAGAACAACATGACTGTATTAAAGTCAAAAAAAGTGTCTGAGGAACTTTACGATATAATCAAAGAATACAACAAGATTCATGATGTGAGTATTGAAGAATTAGATAGATTAGGCAGAGGGAATGAGGGTTCAAAATCATCCTTTATGTCTCTTTTAGAATACACTGTATCTAAAATCATACACAATTGCTCTACTCAAGAGTTCTTGGTCTCAGTCTTTGAAAAGATGCAAAGAACAAAGATGGACAGAGAGATTTATCTGATGAGCATGAAGACTAAAATGATGCTCTACTTCATTGAGCATACATATAAGCATATTGCTCAGAATGATCCCAATGAAGCTATATCCATAAGCGGAGATTATAAAATAAGAACACTTGCTTCTTTGTCTTTAGACACAATAACATCTTACAAAACTGCTTTAATGGATGATGAGAATTCTAAAATTGCATTTTTATCTTCTGATCAATCCAAGTGGTCTGCTTCAGATCTGACTTACAAGTATATATTAGCAGTTATGATGAACCCTGTTTTGACTACTGGAGAAGCAAACTTGATGGTAGAATGCCTGTCTTTGTACATCAAAATGAAAAAAGTTTGCATTCCAACAGACATATTTTTAAATCTAAGGAAAAGCCAAGACCAGTACTGCTTGAATACAACACCTTTAGGCTTGTTGACCAAAGGTCTATCAACCAATTGTTACCCTGTAACTATGAATTGGCTCCAGGGCAATCTAAATTATTTATCTTCTGTTTATCATTCTTGTGCCATGTATGGTTATAAACAAATGTTATCTAAAATAAAGGATGCTAGCTTTCAAACTAGGTGGATGGTTCATTCTGATGACAATGCAACATCATTAGTTGCTTCTGGAGATATTGAAAATGTGATGTCTGATTTCTCATGTGAAACATTTCCTCAGTTTCTCTTTGAAACTGTGACTGCCCACTTTACTAGCTATTCCATTACACCTAGTAAAAAAAGCTATTGTTCAGAATCAGAGGTTGAGTTCATTTCTGAGAGAATAGTTAATGGTGCAGTCATACCATTGTACTGTAGACATCTGGCCAATTTGTGCACAGAATCTTCACATTTGAGTTATTTTGATGATCTGATGTCATTATCAACTCACTTAACTATGCTGTTAAGAAAAGGTTGTCCAAATGAACTGATACCAGCTAGTTATGCTTCTGTCCAAATGCAAGCTAGCGGAATATATTCTATGCTTCCAGGTGAAGTGAATAATATCCACACGATCTCGGAATCAGTTCAATTCCCTTTGACAAAGAAAGAAATACCTACATGCATGGGGGGATGGCTAAGTCTGAAAGTTGAGTATATGGCTTCATTGGGTCCTTCTGCAAATGATGAAATGATCTATTATAATGTGTTAAAAAGTTTTTTTGGTTCATCTGATTTCAAGTCTTTCCATGCTGATATTATAGAAGGGAATAAATTGGATCGAATTGCAAAAGAGTTTGACACAAGAGTTAAGAGAGGCAACACAAATGGTTTGGATGAAAAATTGATAGCTCTAATAAATATATTCAATTCTTGCTTACAAACTGAAGATGTTGATAGCCTAGAGATAGGAATGAAGTTTCAAAGCATGGTTGGCCAAATAATCAAATTACCCCAATATGTGAATGAAAATGCCATTTCCAATTACTCATCATACAAAGATTTTTGCAAGCTATATCCTAATTTGAAGAAAAATGAGTGGCTCCTCCAGTCCACAAAAATGATAGAATCAGATGAATTAAATTTGGATGTAACCAGGGAGGAGCTAGCTAGGATGGATTTGGGCTCAATGGTTACAAACATGATTGACAGGCCAGAAACGTTCCTGATAGCACCAATTTGTGATAGAGATTTTCTGTATAATCAAATATTCATCTATAGCAGCATAAGTAAGAGAAATCAATTGTCCACTCAAGCAACAGAAAAGTTGGCTTTGGATAGAATTTTAAGATCTAAAGCCAAAAGCTTTATAAGTGCTGTAGATAAAACAAAAAAGACATACTCAGAGATTTTGAAGGAGAAGATGGCTTTGTCACTTACAAGTGGGTTTGATTCAGCAAGATCAATTAGATTCCTTGCTGATATTATATCTAAGGATTTGAATTTCTCTATAGTGGAATCTATAGCATCGAAGCTTACCCCAACAAACTCGACACCAAAATCAAATTTCAACTTCAGATTCTGTATGACAGAAAAGCTGCCTCCTATCATAGAAGGGTCACCAGGGTTGCTAATAATCAATCATTTTTATGGTTCTGAATACTTGGAATCATTGGGTTTGAAAAACATGCCTCTAACAAGTGACTCAATAAACTTAATGATTACTACTTATGGCAAAGCAGACACTATCAATGATGTAATGAAATTTGTACAGTCTAGATCACTCGATTGGATTTACAAGACTGAAGAATTTAAAAAACAGGATTTGATAGGAATCACCTTGTTGTGTGTTAATTCTATGACAGTTTGTCAAAACAAACTAATGAAATTGAGTGGGTGTTTGAACCGAAAAAATTTCCCCTTTTATGCTAAATTCAACTTAGGAAGGACCTTTGTTTCAAACATACTGAGTTTGATTTCTACTATTTACAGCAGGGAGAACACAATTTACTTCTATGCTAGTATATCATTAAATATTCACAGAGGTGATAGGTTGCTTTTGAACATGGATAGAGATCTTTCTTTGGAAAAGATGATTGATTTGATGGTTTATGTTTCTGATAAGCTGCAAGCAATTTTCCCTGATATCACTATTGATCAAATGAAAGAAGTAATGAAAATGTTGACACACAACGGATTTGTGTTGAATGACAGACTGGAAGCTAACTTGGTAAAAATCAATACAGAGCTAGAAACATTCAAAACAAGAAACAATACCAGACTGACTTTCCACACTTTACTAGTTTCCATGAGCAAACATGCACCATGGTTATTCAACATGGGTTACATAAAACAACCTGTTTTTGAATTTGTCTTGGACTCTACTAGAAATTATGAAGTTACATACATTAAGTCAGAAAAACAAGATTCAAAAGGGAATTACATTGCTGATGATGTATACAAAATCGGTATGATCACAGAGAGCTGTTACTCCCAACTTGTCATGGATGGCAACAGAATTGATATAGCTATCTGGTCTCCTTACGAATATTACAACGAAAATGAAGGGATATATGTCCATTATAGAATTGTTGCAGAAAAGATTTTGAGCAAACTGATTGTGGACAAAACTGAAAGTCTAAAAAGCTTGTACTCACAATCTGTTGTTCTGGAAACAGGAGGTGCATGCATAAGTGCATCTTCTAGAGGCAAACTGTATGCTAAGTTCAACAACACAAGTAGAAGCCTCACTGTCAATGATGTTAAATCAATGGTTCATGTGAAATTTTATCAAATAGATTTCAAAACATGGGATCTTCAAAAGATACAAACCAGCTACAAATTAAGGCAACCTTATCCTCGTGAATGCTTCTCTAATGTGTACAAAGAACTAGAAACTGATGAAAGCAGCACAGAGATAATGCTAAAGAGGTTTCAATCTGGACTACCTTTAATGGCAGAGCTAAGAGATTTGAGTAGAATAATCTATGAGATAGAAGATGAAGATTATAGAGATGCCTTGATGGGTTATCTGGAAAGGCTAGAGCACTTTTGCTTAGAAGGTATGAGAAAATGCAAAGGGGTTGATGAGTATGAGCAGTACTTAAAAAGCCATGGCTTGAATGAAATGGATGATTTCTGCTATCAAATGGCTATGGACGCAGGAGAAGAATTCGCAGAAAGATTAGAAAGAATCCACGGAATATACCAAAACTTCCATGAAGGCCTCGGGAAATTTAAGGGAGCGTGTATTTACTTTAAATACAGTTTAATTAATGATTCACGTGGATTGCGCATTGGCAAGCCCTCAGGTCATGGAATGAACGGGTTAAGTTGCATCAAACCAATCATATCAGAGAACTACAATCTGCTAGAGCTATTGAAATTAATAAAAGCCTGTGAGACATGCCATAATAATGATTCCACTTTGAACTTGAAGATATTTAAAGGAATCCAGAACCGGAACTTCTATGCTAAGCCAGCAAAATTAGATCTAGGACTGGCTCTTGATTTGAACAATGATGTGATGTTGAATAGCTATGATTACAAAACCCTAGTTCTAGGAGATCTGAAATTAGATGAACGGGCAATAAGATTATTGACAGAAAATGGGTTTGATATAGCTGGTGAAGTAATGAAAATTAAAGTAGAGGACAACCTAGCAGAATTCACTAAGGGAAAAGAAAAGAAAATGGAGATTGGGGAAAGCAAAGAATCAGAGTTGTATGATGAAATAATAAGGAAAACAAATATAGTGAAGAAAAAGCCAGGACATCTGATTCCATCTAACACCCTACTAATGGGAGAATTTATAAAATTTATAATGAAATCAGTTAATGGAAACACATACGATCTGATGGATTTACTAAGAACTGGATTCGATCCATCTGAGACTGATTTGGATAGAGTGACAATCATAAAAAAGAATATATCATCTTTAACAACAGCTGGGAGAATCCTAAAAGAAATCAAAAAAGAAGATAACCCACTTGAAGAAATAGCAGAATGCTTTGAATGCTTTTTGAAGATAACTAAAGGTGTAACTGTTCAGAGAGAAGTTTTCACAAATGTGCGTAGCTTGATGAATGCTATAAGCGGTTTAGAGAGCAAAACTGAAAAGATCAAAACTCTGACAAATTTGATTGATTATCTCAATTTGAACCCTGTTTGTTTGAATGATAGTTGTTTGTATGGAGTTTATACAGCTGAAAATCTCCAGATTTACATGTCAAAAGCTAAAGAAGTTATAATATCAAAAATAAATAAACTTTCTGACACTTATGATCCGAATCCAGAAAATGAGCTTAGAGAACTTCTTTCAGGCAAAGCTAAAGAAGTTTTGAATGATGCTAGATCTAGTGGATTTGATTATTCAACTCAGAAGAACAATCCTGCAGAAATAGAAGCTGGTAAGTTTACAGAATCTGAAACAGAATCTGATGAGGATGAAGAAGAGGGTGGAGTAGTTCAGTTAGAAACTAGTTCAAGTGGTTCGAAAGCTAAATGGTCAAAACCAAAAAAGAAGAAGAAACCAAAAGCAAAACCAAAAAAATCAAAGAAGAAACACAACAAGTAACTCAATGGAACCAGTTAAAATGCTCTAACTAAATCAACAAAGTTGTTCAATTGTGATCAGGTGTTTTAGATTTTTAAAATTGTTTAAAATATATAGATATAATAAGTTAGTTTCATAGATAGTTACAAATTTTTTACTCAAGTTAAATAATTCATAGATTGAAATGTTATTGCTCAAATGCTCT